CGACACATTGGGATATTGAGGATTAAATGGCAACTTTTTCGGTAGGACAGGTTTTAACTGCGGCACAAATGAACAGCATCGCCAATGTGACACTTCGTGCGGTAACTGGCACATCGGATACTTTAGTTTTAGCGGATGCAGATAATAAATTAATTACATATTCAAATACTGGCACAACAACAATTACAATACCGCCATATTCAAGCGTGGCTATGACAACCGGGTCAGTCATCAATGTTATTAAAATCGGTTCAGGCGGCACAATTTCAATTGTTCAAGGTTCAGGTGTAACACTGGCTAGTGCTGGTGCAACCTCAACCAATCCTGTAATAACCGGACAATACAAAGCGGCCAGCATAGTTAAAGTATCTACTGATTCCTGGTATTGCGTGGGTGGCATTGCGTGACACCAGTTTTACTGGGCATATTGGGACAAGGTGCGGCTGGAGCAGGCGGCACAACTGCCTTTGAATCCATCGCCACAACCACAGTAGGTTCAGGCGGTGCATCATCTATAACATTTGATTTAACTGGTGTTAGTGGCTATACGCATTTGCAGATTAGAGGAATTTGCAAAAGCACTAGCACAAGCACTTCAGATAACAATGCGTTATTAGTCGCATCATTTAATTCTGATACAACTTATTCTAATTATCGTTCACATACATTAGAAGGTAATGGTTCTAGTGCATCTGCTTTTACTTTACAACAATCAGGGTTTTATATTTTTTCAGGTGACTTAACAACAAGTAATAGCAGTTATTCAAGTATGTTTGCCGCATCAATAATTGATATTTTAGATTACACAAATACTAATAAATATAAAACAGTTAGAATTTTAAGAGGTAACGATAAAAATGGTTCAGGCAGAGTTGGTATTGATTCAGGTTTGTGGATGAATACATCTGCTATTACAAATGTTGTTTTATCATTTACAAACTCAAATATTGCTGAATACTCTCACTTCGCCCTATACGGAATAAAGGCATAATATGGCATCAACATACGAACCGATAGCAACAACTACTTTAGGTAGTTCACAATCATCAGTCACTTTTGGAAGCGGCGGAACAATATCTCAGGCTTATACTGACTTATTTTTGGTTTTTACGGCAAAACAAACTGGAACTTCTAATGTTAATATTAAAATGACTTTCAATTCGGATACTGGTTCTAATTATTCAATGACAAGACTTTATGGAAATGGTTCAACTGCTTCATCCGATAGGGTGACAAGTCAAAATAATTTTGAAGTTGGTTATCCAGGCGGAAGTAGCACACCATCAATTTATGCTTTATCAACTATAAATATAATGAATTATTCTAATACAACAACATACAAATCTTTTATATCAAGATGGGGAAATGTTGGAACTTCCGATTCTTATACTTTAACACAAGTTGGTTTATGGCGTTCTACTTCAGCAATTACATCAATAACTTTAGCACCTGTATCTAATAGTTTTGATAGCGGTTCAACTTTCACCCTTTACGGAATTAAGGCGGCATAATGGCAACTACATACGAACTTATAGCATCAACCACAGTTGGGTCGGGTGGGGTTTCAACAGTTAGTTTTACTTCAATACCGGCTACATATACGGATTTGAAAGTTGTATTTTCAAATAGAAATGTTAATAATGAATTTAACGGAATGTGGTTCAACGGAGTTAAAACAAATTTAACAAACAAACAGGTATATGGAGATGGTTCAAGTGTCGGTAATTGGAACAGAACTGATGAATACATTGGAAGCACTGACAGGGATAGTTATACCGCTAATACATTTGGCAATAGTGAAATTTACATTCCAAATTACACATCATCTAATTACAAATCTTGGTCTGGAGAATTAGTTGGAGAAAATAACGCAAGTGCTGGTTGGAATACTTTGGTGGCAGGTTTATGGTCAAACACTTCAGCAATAACTCAAATAACATTTGATAATTTAGGTGGCACAGTTGGACAACATTCAACTTATTATTTATACGGCATTAAAAACAGTTAAGGAGCAATAATGGCTAGACCAACAAAGATAGTAATCAACTGCGAAACAAAAGAGGAACAAATCCTTGAACTAACTGATGAGGAAATTGCTCAGTTAGAAGCAGACCGCAAGGCTTATGAGGCTGAGAAGGCAAAGCAAGAGGCTGAAGCGGCTGAGCGTGCTGAGGCTAAATCTGCATTGTTAGAAAAACTTGGCATTACTGAGGATGAAGCAAAACTGCTTTTGGCGTGAAACCATTTCTTTGCAAAGCCGGCGTTCAACTTCGCGATCAGGTAAATAAATCATTTCCATCTCGATCTAAAAAATCTGATGGTTGGATAGGCGACGCTAGGCATTCGCTAAGAAAATCGGATCATAATCCGGATGCAAATGGTCGAGTTCTAGCAATAGACATCGATGCCAACCTAGATGAAGCGCAACCAAGCGTGGCATTTGATTTGGCAGATCAGTTGCGAATTTTGGCTTCAACAGACAAAAAGCAGAGAATAAGTTATTTGATATTTAACAAAAAGATTGCCAGCGCAAAAGGTAAATGGTCTTGGCGAGATTACAAGGGATTAAATCCCCACGTAAAACATATACATTGCTCATTTGGCAAGGGAGCGGACGATAGTTCAATTTATGAAATACCGCTATTGGAGGCGTAATGAAGAAAATCAAGAAACTATGGAATGACAATAAAGCACCGATCAAGTCATATTTAAGAGCAGTGCTGGCATCTGCCGTCACAATGGGACTGGCGTTAGCAGCCGACCTAGCACCACAATATGCAATTCTCATTGGAAGCATCGCTGCACCTTTAGCAAAATGGGCTGATAAAACCGAAAAGGAATTCGGCCTAACCAAGAAAAAATGAGTCCGGTTGAGTGGTCGGGATTTGTCGCCGGAATCGTTGCAGTCATTAGTTCATTCTTTGTTGGATTACGCTATTTGGTCAGAGGATGGCTTTGGACGCTCACTCCCAACTCGGGTTCATCTCTCGCTGATCGCCTTGCTCGTATCGAAACACGCCAAGACGAAATCCACAGATTGTTGATAAAGAAACGTAAAATTTAACTATGGCAACAAAGAAGCGTGCTAATAGAAAAATTAAACGCCGTCGCGTTAATAGAAAATCCACGCTGCCACTAACCAAATTAGATCAGCATTACATTGCTTTAAGGGAATGCTATCTATCTGCTCGACGTGCTGGATTTACCAGCGAAGAAGCATTTTGGTTATTAAATGAAATGGAGCGCACCGCTCCGAACTGGGTGGTGGGCGATGGCAACATCATACCGGTAATTGATCCAACAGAAGAGGATGAAGATTAAGCGATTTCGCTTCATTATTTATAGTGACCTTCAAATTCCATTTCATAACGAAGCAATTGTCAAAAACGTCATTCGTTTGGCAAGGCGTGAAAGATTCGACAAAGTTCTATGCGTTGGCGATGAAATGGATTTTCAAACAATTAGCCGGTGGGCTGAAAAAACTCCATTGGCTTATGAACAAACTTTGCATCGTGATCGCGAATTGGGTCGTGAAATTCTTTGGGATCTCACCGAGCATTCAAGCGAGGCTCACATTGTCCGCAGTAATCATACTGATCGCCTATATAACACTTTATTAAAAGTTCCAGGGCTGATTAATCTGCCTGAACTCCAATATGACAAATTTATGGGGTTTGATGAACTGGGTATTACATTCCACAAAAAGCCTTATGAGTTTCTAAAAGGCTGGTATTTGGCTCACGGCGACGAAGGTTCAATTAATCGAAATGCCGGAATGACTGCATTAAATTTGGCTAAAAAATGGGGCGTAAAAGGCGTTATCTCAGGACATACCCACAGGCTTGGCCTAATTGGGCATTCACAGGGCTTAGAAGGCCGTTTTAAGACACTTTGGGGCTTTGAGGTAGGAAATATGATGGACGCTAGAAAAGCGACCTATCTGAGGGCATTGTCGGCCGATTGGCAGGGTGGTATTGGAATCATCGAAGGACGTGGCAATAACGTCACTTGTATTCCTATCCCAATAAACCAAGATGGGTCGTTCTACGCGTTAGGCCGTCACTACTCCTAAAACGTTATCAAAACGTTATTAAATTATGACCGAGTGTCGTTGCAGGTTTTGTCGGTTTAACCAATACTTCATCCCAACGGATCAAAGTGATCCAAAGGGAGAAGAAAATGAGTTATGAATTCTTAGCATTTTTATGCTTAGGACTTGCACTGGTATTCGGTGCAATTTATGCATTTATGGTTATCTTCGAAGCCGGCTATGACGCTGGTTATCAATCAGGCAAACGCAATTTCAAACACGGACTTTATGGTGATAGCAATGTCATCAAAAACTAGCGATGAATTCTTCCAAGAAGTTTGCGAAATCCTCTATAAAAGAGCAGATGTATATTCGCATCCATACCCGAACCACAAGCGAATCGCTGAGTTGTGGTCTGCATATCTTGAATTTCCGATTACTGCGTTTCAGGCTAGTGTTATGCAGATCCTCGTTAAAATTAGCCGGCTTGTCGAAACGCCAGGTCATTACGATTCGTTGGTGGATATTGCCGGCTACGCAAGAGTAGCCAATATGATCGATGAGGTTATGAAAGGCGACAATGCCGATCGCGAGGAATTCTAATCGAAATCAATGGTGCGATTATTGCAAAATGCAATTCAGCACTAAAGCCATTAAAGGTCAGACGCCAGCCGATTGGGTAATTATTGGAGCAAAACGCGGCACGAAACGATACTTATGCCAGTCCTGCGTTCTACTATGTGAGGAGTGGAATGGTGAGAAATACACCATCGAGCGACAACTACAAGATGCGATAGGAGTTAAGGAAATAGATTATGGCGTTTAATTTGGAGGATTATGAAACAGTCGAAGAGCGACTTGAGAAATTTTGGAAAGATAACCCTAACGGGCGCATTGAAACAAAAATGGTCGAAATGGCTAACATACAAACGAATAGAGTGGTTTTTATGGCTAGCATTTATCGAGATAAGACTGATGAGTTTGCAACTGCGACTGGTTGGGCATCCGAAGTCCAGGCTGAAAAAGGCTTTAACAAATTTGCTATCGAAGTCTGCGAATCTTCGGCTCTCGGTCGTGCGTTGGCCAATTACGTCTATGCTAAAAGAGGATCACGTCCAAGCAGAATTGAAATGGAACGAGTCCAGCAATCTGAGCAACGTAGTGAACCTGCGCCAGTTTCGAATGAGCAAGGAGTTTGGTCAGTCGGGCAAGTCGCCAAAGAACTTGGGGCAACACTGATCCACGAAACTTTTGAATGCCGTCACGGAGCAATGGTGAACAAAGTTGGCACTGCCAAAACCGGTAAGCCGTTTAATGGTTGGGTTTGTATAGAAAAAAACAAATCAAATCAATGTCCGGCTATATGGGGAAGGTTAGGCAATAACGGTCAATGGGTATTCGCAAAAGAGAACTCGAACGATTATTTATGACAAAACTGGGCTATGACGACCGCTTCGGTGGCAAAGTGGAGGTTTGCGATTTATGCAATGATCCACGAATTATCATCGAAGACGGCGTTAAAACTTGCGCTGCTTGCCACTGCGTGAATGAAATTGAATTGCATCCAAAATCTGATGCCTAAATACGATTATGCGTGTTTTCAGTGTGATACACAATTTGAATACGAATTATCAATAAATCACATTAAACCATTTTGTGATAATTGTGGTTATGTAATGATTCAAGTTTATTCTGCTCCTGGCATAGTGTTCAAAGGCAGCGGATTCTACAAAAACGACAATAAATGAGCGAGCATAAAATCTTCAAATGCTCAACGTGTCAAAAGTTAAGAGCGTTTGAAATACACGAAACATATGAAGATGTTAATAAAGTGGTTGCAGAATGTATGGGTTGTTATCGAACTGGAATCAAACCATTGGAAGAGGAAGTGATGACAGATAAAGACATAATCAGATGCGCCAAATGCGGTGCTTATCGAATCCAAGGCCAAAAATGCACTACCTGCCAATACGTTGAAACTGGGACTGGAATTCCATTTATTAAAATGGGTGGTTGGTAAAAATGCCGTCTGACCTGGCCTTTTGTAAAGATGACTTGACACGCGTGCTAAACTTAGCGCCAAGCGAGGCGCCTCGAAGGCGCAAACGCGGCCGCCGTAGGCGAGTTGGCCGCGAGTTCGCGTGGCTAGTTTGCGGGATACCTCTATTCATTGCATTAGGCCTTAGAGGGGAGGCTGCTGAAGCAGCCGTCACCAAAGACCAAATAAAGATTTATGCGTATTATCAATTCAAAGAATTAAAACAATATCGTTGTTACCATAATTTGATTTCTAAAGAATCTAGTTGGAATTACAAAGCACGTAATGGATCTCATTATGGATTAGCACAGATGAGAAATAAGTTGATGAAATACAAAAGCCCATTTCAACAAATAGATTATTCATTGAAATACATAAAGCACAGATATGGGATTACTGCGATTGGTGATGCTGATGCGTGTATGGCTTGGTCATACTTTCAGATTAAAGGATGGCATTGATGACTAAGCGTGGTGTTGGCACTAGATATTGGCGCAAGGCTAGAGAACGAATACTTCGAAGAGATCAATTCATTTGCTTCTACTGCGGACAAGAAGCAGACACAGTTGATCACGTAATACCAAGAAGATTACAGGGCACTGATAGCGATGACAATCTCGTTGCTGCGTGCCGTAGATGCAATTTCAGTAAGGGTGGGCGGTTTTTTGCCACGCGACGGACACCACCGACCCCCATCGTTTCTTCTAACCCCGAAAAAGGCTCAATCAGCCACTACACGCTCGAATAATGAATGACCTACCTAAATCTGCATTAACCTTGCGTTATCCGCTCCCATCGGGATTAGGAGGTGTTCAGAAGCCAAGAATTCACACTCCATTGAATGATTTGCCGTCAAAAGGCGATGACATTATTAAATTTTCAGAAGAATTAGGTTTGCCTTTAATGGAATGGCAAAAGTTTGTGGCTATTCACGGGCATAAAGTTAAAGAAGATGGGCGCTGGTATCACAGCGAAGCCGGATTAGTAATCGCTAGACAAAACGGAAAATCTACCTTTATGATGCTCCGCATCCTTACTGGATTATTTGTTTGGGGTGAATCACTGCAACTTGGTGCGGCGCATAGATTAACTACTTCTCTTGAAACATTCAGGCAGATAGTTGGTTTGATCGAGGGGAACGATCGACTGGCGAAAGAAGTTAAGAAAATACGCTGGCAACACGGAGCGGAAGAAATAGAGTTATTTGGAAACCGACGATTCGTCGTTAAGGCTTCAAATAACGCTGCGAGAGGTATCTCTAAACCGGAAACAATCCATTTGGATGAATTACGAGAATACAAAGACGAGGATGCTTGGGCATCAATGCGTTATACGATGATGTCTAGCAGTAATCCGCAAGTTTGGATTTATTCAAATGCTGGTGATCAGCATTCGGTGATTCTAAACAAACTTCGGGAACGAGCATTAAGCGCAACTGCCGGAACTGAAGATAAGATAGGTTGGTTTGAGTGGAGTGCTGAACCTGAAGTTCCCATTTTGGGGAAGGATGGCGAACCGAATTGGCCAGCATTCTCTCAAGCCAATCCATCTTTGGGATACACAATTCATCCGGATAACTTGAAAGCGGTTATTAATGATCCACCGGATATCGTCAGAACAGAAGTTTTGTGCCAGTGGGTTGATACGATTCACGCAGCCATCGATGCTCAAAAATGGCATTTATGCGGTGGCGACGAAATTAAGTTGGATACGGATAAAGAAACTTGGTTTGGATTAGATTTAAGTCCAGATAGAAAATTTGCTGCTTTAGTTGCCGCTCAAAAATTGAGCAATGATAAATTCAATGTTGTTTTATTGCATACCTGGCAAGATTCAATTTCAGTTGATGACAAAGCAATCGCTAATGACATTGCGCCTTATGTCCGTAAATTTCCAGTTCAAACAGTCGCCTATTCAAAACGCACTGCCAGCGCAGTTGCATCAAGATTAATGCCGGCTGGTATTCCCATAACTGATATGGATGGTGCTATTTATGCTGAAGCGTGTGATCGTATGCTTGGAGCAATTGTGTCCGGTCGATTACATCATAATCGCAATGAAGAACTGACAAAACAAATGTTATCGGCTGCAAAATTAACTTTTGGCGATGGTGGTTGGATTATTGGACGTCGGGCAAGCCAGGTAGCCGTTTGCGCGTGCGTTGCTACTAGCCTGGTTTCATATTTTGCGACACAACCTGAAACGGATGTCGATATTCTCGTCCGTTGAGATAATTTATCTCACTATTTGGTATAATTACACCAATGGGATTATTCGATCGTTTTACAAATCAAAAACCAATTTCCGGAACTGATGTTTCGGCATCTTTAGCGCCTTTTACAATTTCCGAAGCAATCTACGCCTCGACTAATACTGGAGCAACTGCAACCCGAGTCCAAGCAATGGGAATTCCTACTATTGCACGCGCTAGGAATTTGATTTGCTCCTCGGTTGCCAGTTTGCCTATTGAGCAATACAACAAATTTACTGGCGCACACGAAGAGCCAAATCGCGTAATTAATCAACCTGACCCAAGAGTTCCAGGATCATACATTTATGCTTATGTGGCAGAAGATTTATTATTTTATGGCGTTAGTTATGGACAAGTTCTAGACGCATATTCAAGTTCAGATGGCTCACGCGTTCGTGCTTGGACAAGAATTGATCCAACAAGAGTTGCACCGATATTAAATAATTTACAAACTGAAATAGTTGGCTATCGAGTTGATGGCGCAGTTGTTCCAACTTCCGGAATCGGCAGTTTAGTCGTATTTAACGGAATGGATGAAGGTTTATTAAATCGCGCCGGTAGAACTATTCGTGCAGCGCTTGAATTAGAACGAGCAGCCGAACTTTACGCAAAAGAGCCAACTCCAACTATGGTTTTAAAATCAAGTGGAACTAATTTAACTCCGGAACGGATTACAAAATTATTAGAATCTTGGAAAGTTGCTAGATCATCACGCGCAACGGCATTTCTAAATGCTGATGTTGAATTACAAGCATTAGGGTTTGATCCAAAGTCATTGCAATTGGCAGAAGCACGTCAATATGTTGCTTTAGAACTCGCACGCGCTTGCGGCATAAGTGCTTATTTCGTATCTGCTGAAATGACTTCGATGACTTACAGCAATTCAATTAATGAACGGCGTGCGCTTGTAGATTTCACATTAAAACCAATTTTGGTGAGTATAGAAAAAAGACTTTCTATGCCGGACTTCGTGCCATCAACCACAACTGAAGTTAGATTTGATTTGGACGATTTCTTGCGTGGAAACCCATTAGAACGCGCTCAAGTTTATGAAATCCTAAATCGGATCGGCGCGATGAGCGTTGAGCAAATACAAGAAGAGGAGGATCTAATTCGATGAAAATTAGTTATCCAATTACGCTGACCGCAGCAGATAGCAATAAGCGAACCATTACTGGCAAAATTGTCAGTTGGGATGAGGTTGGAAATACCTCCGCTGGAGCAACAAAGTTTTCAAAAGATTCAATTGATTTTTCAAAATCAGTTAAATTGCTATTGGAACACGATCGAACCCGTCCAATAGGCAAATTACAAGAAATCACAGCAACAGATTCCGGCATTGAAGCATCTTTCAAATTGGCCAAAACATTTTCAGCCGATGATGCTTTAGAAGAAGCAGCAACAGGACTCCGCGACGGATTTTCAGTCGGTGTTTCAGTCGATGCTTGGGAAAATCAAGAAGGTGTTTTAGTAGTTCAAGCAAGTCGCCTTATCGAGGTCAGTCTTGTATCAGAACCAGCAATAGATTCGGCTCGAGTCAGTGAAGTAGCCGCATCAGAACAAATTTCCGAAGCAACCGCTTTGGAGGAAACAAATCAGGAGGCCAAAATGGCTGACATTCAGTCAGACGCTCCTGCCGCAACCGAAGCGGTAGAAGCACCAAAGGTCGAGGCAACAAAAGTAGAATTTACTGCTCCAGTTGCTTACGCCAAACCTCGCGTTAATATGAACATTAGCGCAGGACAACATTTGAAGGCACAATATCTTGCAACTTTGGGTGATACCGATGCTCGCGATATTTGCGCAACAATTCAACACGCAACAACCAGTGAAAATGCTGGCGTTGTTCCAGTTCCATATCTAACAGAAGTTATCGGAGTAATTGATTCTCGCCGTCCGTTCATTGGAACAATCGGCCGCCGTTCACTTCCTGCTGCTGGAACTTCTTTCAAAATCCCAACTTTGGGAACTCAAGCAACAGTGGCACAAACCGCTGAAGCAGTTGAAGTTGATTCAACAGACACCACAATCACTTCAACAACAGTGAACGTTGTTAAGTTTGCTGGTGCTAATATCGTATCCGCAGAATTGCTAGAGCGTTCAGAGCCAGCATTCTTAGATCTATTAGTTGCAGAATTATCTGCATCATACGCACGCAAAACTGATGCTTACGCAATTGCACAAGCAAAATCCGGTGGAGCAACCTCCGCTGGCGCTGCTGGCAAAGGCTGGGTTGGTGGAATTGCAAAAGGTATTGGCGATTCAACTGCCGTTATGACTTTTGCTCCAAATAATTTGATGATTGATCCAAATGAAATTGCATCCCTAATCGGTGCAGTTGATACTGCTGGACGTCCATTGTTTGCAGCACTACAACCACAAAACGCGGCTGGAAACGTTGCACTAGCAAACGGAATTTCCGGAAACGTAATGGGTCTTTCATTAGTAGTAGATCCAAATACAATCGATGGCGACATCAGCGTTTATCCATCAGGATTTGCTGATTTCTATGAGGCTGCTGGCGCACCAGTATCACTACGCACCACAGCAATCAGCACAATGGAATTTGAAATTGGCGTTTATGGCTTCTGCGCATTCGCTAACAAATATCCAACTGCTTATCGCAAAGTAGAACTTAACTAAGTTCTTTTAGAAATGCCTAGCGTTGCTCCCGGCGTTAGGCATCCTTCTAGGGAGTAAGAAGAGAGGGCGATATGCCAACAATTATTACCGCAACTCAGTTGCGCAGTGTTTTAGGCGTATCGTCCGCTCTTTATGATGACACATACTTAAATCAAATTATTAACACGGCAGAATCAGTAGTTTTGCCATTATTGACAACATATAAATCATTTATTCAGAAAACATCATTAACAGATAATGTCGCAACATTTACAACAGTCGGACAACACGAATTTTCAGAAGGACAATCAGTCGTCATCGCATCTTGCGGATCACCATATAACGGAACTCGAACAGTGTTGGCAGATAATCTCACTTCTACAACATTCAGCGCATCCATCACTAACGCCGATATTATCGAGGCCAATGTCATTCCAAGTGGAACGGCCACTTTATCGAGCGCTTCAACTTACGTTGGAAATGCAGCAGTCGAGTCGGCAATCTACGCCGTATCAGTAGAAGTTTTCCAATCACGTTTATCATCCGGCGGATCAATTGAGGGCGTCGATTTCAGTATTACTCCATACAAATTAGGACGCAGTTTATTTAATAAAGTTTCCGGCCTATTAGGTCAATATATGGACGTTGAAGGTATAGCGCAGTAATGCCAACAACTATCCTCTCGTCAATACGAACACCGCTGGCGACTGCCTTGTCTTCAGTCGCAGGAAACGTATATTCATTCGTTCCTGAATCCGTCATACCTCCAGCGGTGGTCGTTGTTCCAGATTCGCCATATATGGAACTACAAACAATCAATAAATCAACTTTGCACGTTAAATTAAATTACACAATTACAGTCTGCGTTGCATACAACAGCAATCCAGCCGCGCTCGACAATATCGAGCAATTAGTTATGAGCGTTTTGGCCGTAATCCCTAACGGATACGTTGTCGAACAGGTCGAAAGGCCAACAATTCAAGCAGTAGGGCAATCGAATCTTTTAGTGGCCGACATTAGAGTTTCGACTTACTACACACAAGCATAAGGAGAACAAATGGCTACAACAGTCATCACAGGTCGAGATTTGAGCCTTACTATTGACTCAAAATCTTACGACGCGCAAGCATTGTCAGTTGCGCTAAATACAACTTTGAACCGCAATGTTTATGAAACATTAGACGGCAAAGTTTGGAAAACAACTGATTACGATGCAACGATGGATCTGACAGTCTTGGCAGACTGGGGTGCTTCGGCAGGTGGAGCAACTTATTCAATCTGCGAATTACTTTGGGATAAAGCAGCAACCGCACCGGATACCGCTTTAGCATATTCATTTACAGCGGCAACCGGAGCAGTATTTACCGGAAATCTTTATCCAGCATTTCCTAATCCAAACGGATCAGGCGCAGATGCTCAGCAAGTGACTTTCACAATGCAATGCACTGCAAAACCAACTTTAACAG